CTATGTGTACCAGTTCCGCTCAGATACACAGATGGCAAGTCTATCACAGCAGCGTTACGAAGATGGTATTAAATACCTACGTAGCCAACACATAAACAGAACTAACTATATTCGTGACCGAAGAGTACACTTCTAATGGCTACACAATGGCAGACATATCCTGTTGAGTTCAGAGGTGGACTACTGTCCAACATGAGCTTGTTACAACAGGGCGCTAATGCAGTAGGTTCTGCGTCTGTGCTACAAAACTTCGAGGTCAACAAAGAGGGTGGCTACTCTAAGATACGTGGCTATGAGAAGTTCAGCGACACAGAGATACCAGGTGATGAAAATGTTCTAGGCTTAAAGGTTGTATCTTCAGGTCGCTACATTGCTGCACGTAAAGTTGACTCCGCTGCAGTTACAGCATACCCAAGTGATCTTGTAGCAGGTGATGTGGGTAAGACTGCTTACTACTACAGCACAGGTACTACTTGGAACTTCACGGCTGTAAGTGCTTATTCTAACGGCGGTAAGGTACGTTATGCAACATACAACTTTGATGGAGATGAAAAGATCATCTTTGTGGATGGCACTGACTACCCTAGTATCTACAACACTAACGGTAATACTCACACATTCTTAAATGCCTCTAGCACTAATATCAATACGGACGTGCAAGGTGCAAACTTTGTAACTATCTTTAAACGTACAGGCTTCTTCGCTAAAGATAACCTGCTACTTTTTACTGCCCCCTTCACTGTAGACAACTTCAGTGTTGCAGATGGTGCGGGTAGCATCAGCTTAGCGTATAACATCACAGGTTTGGCTGTGTTTCGTGATCAGCTTATTGTGTTTACCACAGATACCATAAGCCGATTGACAGGTAGTAGTTCTGCTGACTTTAGGTTAGACCCTATCACTGAAAAGATTGGCTGTATCAATGGAGACACTATTCAAGAGGTAGGTGGCGACATCATGTACCTCTCTGTAGATGGCATTCGTCAGTTGAGTGCTACAGATCGTATTGGTGACTTTGCTCTTGATGTTGCATCTGACAAGATTAAGGAAGACTTCAACGACTTCATAGGTGGTTCAACTTCTTTTGCATCTACTATCATTAGAGAGAAGTCACAATATCGTCTGTTTAAGTTTCAAGCTAGTCAACCAAGTGTTTCGGCGCAGGGTTTAATAGCTACTAAAGTAACACCCCAAGGTTCTTCAGGTATTGAGTGGTCTACAACTAAAGGCATAAAGGTTAACGTAGTAGATAGTGTGTATTCAGGCTCTACAGAAAACATAGGCTTCGCTAACAATGACGGTTATGCTTACACTATGAACACTACTAGCGCATTTGATGGCGACGACATAGAGGCTATCTTTGAGTCTGCGTATATGCCAATAGGCGATCCTCAAGTAAGAAAGACTATGTACAAAACTATATGGTACATCAATCCTGAAGGATCACTAAACTTAGACTTTAACGTTAAGTTTGACTTTGAGTCTAACTCACGTAATAACGTCATACAGCCTAACACTATCAATATTGCTACTGCAGCAGGTGGTGTGGTATTCTTTGGTGGCGGTGCTTTGTTTGCTGCATCAGGCGGTGCTACTTTTGGTAGTACACTAGAGAAGATTTACCCTACAAACGTTATTGGTTCAGGTAATACAGTAGCCCTTAGAATAGTAGATTATTCATCAAACCCAACATTCACTCTGGATACGGCTGTCCTAGAGTATAAGACAAACGATAGACAATAAGGACGTAACACATGGCAGGTTATACACGTCAGGATACCACAGGACAGTTAGCTAACGGTAACCCTATTGATGCTGACATCTTTAATGATGAATATGATGCAATCGAAGGGGCGTTTAACGCATCCACAGGACACAACCACGATGGTACTGCAGGTGGGGGTGCGCCTATTGAAAGCATTGGCCCTAGCACAGAACTAAAAGTAGAAAGTTCTGCAGTATTCCCAAAGAATAACAACCTTATTGACCACGGTAAAACAGCATTACGTTGGAAAGACGGTTACTATGGTGGTACTGTCTATGCTGAAGATGCAGTTATTAATGATGATGTTTCTATTGGCGGTGACCTTACTGTAACAGGTAATGCTACTATTGCAGGTAACCTAACATTTGGTGATGCTGCTACAGATACTGTAGACTTCCAAGCTGATATTGACAGTGACCTAAAACCAGAAGCAGCAGGTTATAACTTAGGTTCATCTACCCAAGAATGGAATAACTTGTGGCTAGATGGTACAGCCAATGTAGACAACCTTACTGTAGACGAGAACGGTACTGTTGCAGGTACGTTTGATGTCACAGGTGCTGTTGGTATTGATGGTGACTTTGATATTAACACAACTAAGTTCACTATTGCTGCAGCTACAGGTAATACAGCTATTGCTGGTACACTAGATGTAACAGGTGATACGTCAATAACAGGCAACATTACCTCTGTAGGAGATTTTACTACTACAGGTGCCATTAATACTACAGGTGGTTTAACTGGTGACTTAACAGGAGATGTTACTGGTAATGTTACTGGTGACTTAACAGGAGATGTTACTGGTAATGTTACTGGTAATGTTACTGGGGATGTAACAGGTAATGTAACTGGTGATTTAACAGGTAACGTAACTGGCGATGTTACTGGTGGCCTGACAGGTAATGTTACAGGTAATGTTACAGGTGACGTTACTGGTGATGTTACTGGTGCTTTGACAGGTGACGTAACAGGTAACGTAACAGGTAATCTAACAGGTGACGTAACAGGTAATCTAACAGGCAATGTAACAGGTGACGTAACAGGCAATGTAACTGGTGATCTTACAGGGGCTGTAACAGGTAACGTAACAGGTAATCTAACAGGTGACGTAACAGGCAATGTTACTGGTAACGTAACTGGAGATTTGACAGGTGATGTAACAGGTAATCTAACGGGTAATGTTACAGGTAACGTTGATGGCATTATTGGTGGTACTACACCTGCAGCAGTAACAGGTACTACTATTCAGTTTGGCACAGGTTTAACTGATGGCAGTACAACCATTACAGGTTTCGCTGATGAAGATGATATGGTATCTAACAGCGCAACTCTTATACCTACACAGCAGTCTGTAAAAGCATATGTAGACTCAGCAGTAGCAGGTGATGGCTCTGGCGACATTGACGTTGGTACAGTAGATGCAGACGAAGTTGATCTTGGTGGTGGTGACGGTACAGGTTGGGTTATTTACCAGTCTGGTACAGACCTCAAGTTTAAATATAACGGTGTAGATAAGTTTAAGCTATCCTCTGCAGGTGCGCTAGAAGTAGAAGATAACGTTACAGCTTACGGTACTGCATAATGTCTATCAACTTGACACCAGAAGAGCTAGAGGCTATGCTTGATCGTGCAGCTAGGCGTGGTGCTAGAGAGGCACTAAAGTCGCTAGGCTTGCAAGATGATGACGCACACAAAGACTTACATGAGATGCGTACTCTACTCGAAGCTTATCGTGATACAAAGAAAAGCATTTGGTCAACAGTAGTAAGAATATCAACAGTAGCATTGCTATCATTTGTAGCAGCATCTGTGTGGATGCAACTAGGGAATAAATAATTATGGCTAAGAAGTTTGCAGGGTTTAAGCCTGAGACATTACAAAACAAGATTCTCCCCGCGCTAGGATACAATGGGCCTACTGATGATAAGTCTATCAACCAGTTCTTAGCAGCTAACCCTGCAGCTGCAGCTAAGATGGGTAAGTATACACTAGCAGCTAGACGTGCTGTTGAGGGTAACCCTGTTAAGATGGCAGATGGTGGTGATACTAAAGACGAAGAAGAAGCAGCAACAGACACAAATGCCCAAGTGTCTGGCATGGGTAGTGCATCTCAGATGACACAAGCTATCACTGCTGACCCTAAGAAGCTTACACAGAGAGCGCAAGTAGCGGCTAGTGCTGGTGACCCTACGCAAACTAACATTGCAGCAGGTACAGGTCAAGCAGGTGCTGTACAACAAGTTACAGCAACACAAGCACAACCTGCAGCAGCGGCACAGGCAGCACCTACTACTCCTGCAGCACAGGTTACTGCATCACAAGCAGCCCCTGCAGTAGACGCGGCTCTTCAGCAGCAACAGGCAGCGCAAGGGCAGGTTAGTGCAGACGCACAGATGCAAGCTGCTACAGCTGATCCTACACAAGCTTCATCTCTAGGCTTACAGGCTGCACAAGGACAAGCAGCTACTGTACAAGGTGCGCCAACACGTCAGTTAGAAACTGGTGAGCTTATCTCTGGTTCGGCTGTAGACCAACAAAAAGTAGAAGACATCTACGGTGACAAACCATTAGAGGCTGCTACTGTACAGGATGAACTGTCTGACCTAATGCAGGACTTCCAAGGTGGTAAGACTCCACCATGGGCAGCAGGTGCTATGCGTAACGCTAACGCTATGCTTGCAGCGCGTGGCATTGGTGCATCATCTATGGCGGGTATGGCTGTTGTACAAGCAGCTATGGAAGCGGCACTACCTATTGCACAGATGGATGCTTCTAACAAGCAACAAGTAGCAATGGAATCGGCTCGTCAACGTGCGCAGTTCCTAAACATGGAGTTCACACAAGAGTTCCAAACTAAAGTACAGAACGCTGCTAAGATCAGTGAGATTGCCAACATGAACTTTACGGCTGACCAACAGGTTGCCCTAGAGAATGCACGTATGGCACAGACTATGAACTTAGCTAACTTGGATAACCGCCAAGCTAAAGTTATGGCTGATGCAGCTACCATGTCTCAGATGGATATGGCTAACCTTAACAATCGTCAACAAGCTCAGGTTCAGAACGCTCAAGCATTCCTACAGATGGACATGACTAACTTGAACAACGAACAGCAGATGAATATGTTCAAGGCACAAGAGCGTGTTAATGCTTTGATGTCTGACACTGCAGCTGAGAACGCAGCTAAACAGTTTAACGCTGCATCACAGAACCAGACAGACCAGTTCTTTGCTTCACTGCAGACACAGGTATCACAGTTCAACACAGAGCAGAACAACGCTATGGCTCGTTTCAATGCGGGTGAGGCTAATGCGCTGGGACAGTTCAACGCAGCACAAGCTAACGCACGTGAACAGTTCAACGCTACGAACCACCTTGTAGTAGCACAGGCTAACGCTCAGTGGGCGCAGTCTATCACTACAGCAGAGAATGCAGCTAACAACCAAGCTAACCGTGATGCAGCACTAGCAGCAAACAACTTGACCATGACAGCGTATAACAATATTGTACAACGTGAACGCGATACTCTTGCATGGGCTTGGCAGTCTGGTGAGAACGCAGCACAAAGGGATGCTAACATTGCAGTTGCTAAGATCAATGCCGAAGCCAGTGCCTCTGCTGATGATAGCAGTGATGACATCGGGCTGTCTGCAGCTTCAGGTCAGTTCTTGGGTCAAATCGCTATCAACGCTGCAAACCTATTATTCAGTAAGTAATACGGAAAACATTATGGCAGACTATAATCCTAACACAGTATCCGCTTATCAACAGTACGCAAGCTCTATGAGTTCTAGCGGTGGTGGTAGTAACATGAGTGGCTTAGGTGCTAAACCCTCGTCTTCTGGTAGAATGTCTTCTAGGTTTGACGATAAAGGGTTTACTCCTACATCCTCTACAAGTACAGCTAGTGGTATTGCCTATATAGAGGGTTATGGTAGTGATGCTGAAAACATCCCCATGACACCTGAGCAGATTTATACTGCTGCAGCACAGGCTACTACAGAGGTAGGCGGTCTACTAGTCCCTAACGTTACTGCACCAATGATCCATGCAGCTAACTTGTACTCTATGCCTAACATGGTACAACAAGTAAGTGACTACGTATATCGTGCAGATCGTGATACTGCTGTTAGAGAAGCTATCTCTGGTGTACAGGCAGAAGAGCAAGCCCCTGTGGATGCAGCTATTAAGTCTATCAACAGAGCTATCACA